TTCTTTTGGAATAACACTTGCCGGATTTGCCCCACTTCCATCCTGACTTACCACCTTTTAGTTTGCATTTCTGTATTGGCATATTAGTCCCAAATATTCCTTAACCTTCTCCATCCAGATACTCCAGCTTTAAGCAATCCACCGCCAACTGCATTAATCGGGTCAATACCTATATCAGCAATAGTAGACAGACCCGCATACAATCTCGGATTCCTCGCCATCCAATCCTGACCCATAGCATTCTGAACTATATCGCCAGCATCTATACGCCTATCTCCTTTCCATTCCCCCTGACCCTGAAGTTTATAAATTCCCTCAAACATCTTCTCTTGAGGCACACCTAAAAGACCTAGAGTCTCCATAGCCTTTGCTCTTCCCTCTTCAGTGGATAATAAACCACCCAATCCAGCTAAAGTTGCTCCACCACCAGCTATTGCGCCTAACAAACCGGGCCTAGCGAAACCACCCTGTTTTAAATTCATAATGGATGATAGGGTTTTCTGAAAACGCTTTAACTTATCTGGCCCACCACCCGCTAACTTATCAACATCAAAAGCTAACATATCATGCCCTTTTTCCGCTAAACTGGCATAAAGTTTTTTATATAATTCAGTCTCATGTAGTCGACTATGTTTGCTTGCCCTATCAGTTATGGCATTCCCCATAGCCCCCATAATATTTTCTGGTGTATGTATACCACCAAGATGTTTAGGCATTAAATGATGCCACTGAATAAGTTCAGAAGATGGCGCTACCTTACCAAGATTAATATACTTACTATATACGCCATTATTTTGCGTCTGAATCGACTCAGCTAGACTCTGCCACCTTAATTTTTCCGCCTGAGTTTGTTTTTTCCACCACAAATTTGACTGCTTAGTTTTACCCCATTTCGAACCATCCCTCGGATCAGCCTTATATGAAATAGCCTCTGGATGATGCCTTAGCCAACTTTCATAGGAACTTCTGGCCATCTCCTCGGTATATTCACCCAGACTTTCTGTTAGTTTTCTAGCTTGCCTTTTTAATGAAAGGGCTGTCTTAGATGTACCTGTCGCACCGGATAGTTTTCTGTGCGTTTGCATTGCACTACCATACGCCTTCTTCCACTCTACCGGATCATTATCAATTGCAGCCGTTCTTAACCTATCTGTAAATTTAGGGTCTAAATCTAATAGTCTTTTGCCCAGACCACTATCAACCTCATCTATTGTTCTAAGTCTTAATTTGCGCCATCTTTCCCAATCAGCACTAGAATAATCTTTATAAGGAAGTGAAGCGCCCCAAGAAAGTCCTGATTCTTTTACGATTTTATATGTAGTGGATTTATCTGTCGCAAACCCTTCTCTTTTAAGAATATCCGATAACTCTTTATAATTTCTAGGCCAATTATCACCAAACTCACTAATCCCCCCTAGAATATCTTCTAGTCTTTTTCTTGCTAGACGCTCAAGTTCCTTACCCCTTTTTGTCTGCCCCCCTCTTGCTGGCATTTCAGTTTACCAGATTAGGTATTTTCGATATGGAGCTAGACCCTGTTAAGGCCTCCAGTTCTCTTTTGAGTTCATCAGTAGATGCAGTCTCCACATGGGAAATCTCTGTATGGACCTTCTCGGTCGGTTTGAGGCCAGCCCTGT